TAGCGTAATGGCTGTAACTGAAAATTTTTACACAGGGAATGGTTCAACCACTTCCTATTCGTTTACTTTCCAATACATTGACGAGGATGACATTAAGGTATCTCTTGATGGCACCCTTACATCTGCATATACTCTTGCCAACGCTACAACTGTTCTGTTTAATACAGCTCCTGCAAATGGTGTAGCTATTCGTATTTATCGTAAGACTAATACCGACAGCTTGAAGTCTACGTTCTTTGCTGGGTCCGCTATTCGTGCTCAGGATTTGAATGAAGACTTCTTGCAGAACAACTATGCTGTTCAGGAAATCCAGAACTACACCTGGGATAATGAAACTCAAACCATCCACAGCGATGAACCTTGGGTCAGCTCTGATTCCCAGATTGCTACAACCGCTGCTATTGATGCACGGTTCCAAGATGAACTTACTGAGACCATTACCTCTGCTGAAGTTTGGCCGGATAACGACGATACGGTTGCAACGACTGCTGCTATTGACAACCGAGTGGATAGTAAGATTGACGCTGCTATCACTGGTGATATTGGCACCGATGGTACTGGCATTACCGTTACTAACGATGGTGATGGTACTATTACCCTTGGTTTGGGTGCTGGACTTATAGATCTTGATCGTATTAAAGCATCTGATATTGTCACCAGTGCTGAAGTTTGGGCTAATGATGACGCGACGATTGCCACTACGGCAAAGATCGACGACATGATTGATGCTGCCATTACTGGTGACATTGCAACGGATGGTACTGGTATCACCGTTACCAATGATGGCGACGGTACTATTACTCTTGGTCTTGCATCAAACTCGATTGATTTCGATCGAATTAAAGATGCAGACATTATTACCTATGCAGAACAGAACGCTGGTTCCCCTGCTCCTGCAGATACCAACATCTTTACTGCTAGTGCTGCTGCTCGCCGTTTTGATACCATTGTCCAAACCGCTACTCCTACAGGTTCTAACTGGGAAGTAGGTAAGACTTGGTTCCAGAATGATGCTGATAAGACTCTTTCTGTTTGGAATGGTAGTGGTTGGATTGGCATTAGTTCTGGTGGTACATTTACCAGCCAAACCAAGGTTGTCTATGTTGATGCAGCTAATGGTGATAATGCTAATGATGGTCACCGTATTAGCCGTCCTAAGCAAACTATTAAAGCTGCTATTGAACAGATCAACTCTGAAGTTTCTACCTCAATCAGCAACGGTGGTTCCGGTTATGTGACTGGTACTTACTCTAATGTTCCGTTGACTGGTGGTTCTGGTACTGGACTTCAAGCTAACATCACTGTTGTTGCTGGTGTTATTACGCTTGCAACTATTACTAACGTAGCTACTCTTCAAGAGTATTCAATTGGTGATGTTCTGTCTGCAAGTAACACTAATCTTGGTGGTACTGGTTCTGGTTTCCAATTGACTGTTGGCGGTACTGGTGATGGACAAGTTGTTGTAGTTGCTCCTGGTGTCTATCAAGAAGTTGCACCCATTCAGATCAAGCGCCGTGATGTTTCGGTGATTGGTCAAGCTCTACGCAGCTGTGTGGTGCATCCTACTGCTGCAACTGAAACCAATAACTTGTTTGAAGTTAATAGTGGTTCTTACCTTGCTAACTTGACCTTTACTGGTCTTAAGGCATCTGGTACTCGTGGTGATGTGGGTTCTATTGACCCTGATGCTACGTTTGGTCTACCACCTGTTCAAGGTTGGAACGTTGCATTCTACAACGATTCAACTATTATTAAATCTCCGTACATTCAAAACTGTACGAACTTCTCCGACAGTGAGATTGATAACAGCAACCTGAATGCTAACCGTCCTGCTGGTGGCTCTGCTGGTGATACCGACTCTGCACCAACTGGTGGTGGTATTATTGTTGACGGTTCTGTTCCTTCTGTTAATTCACCGCTTCGTTCTATTGTTTGTGACAGCTATACCCACGTTGGTCTTGATGGTCCTGCCATTCTTGTTACTAACAACGGTTACTGTCAAGCTACTAGCTCCTACGCCTTCTTTACTCATTACCACATTAAGTGTCTGAATGGCGGTCAGGCTAACCTTGCTGCTTCAACTTCTGACTTTGGTCGGTACTCATTGATTACTGATGGTCGTTCGGTTGATCCAATCTTTACTGCAGCTCTTAGTACTAATGCTGCTGATGGTGATATTACCTTTACTATTGGAGCACCTACTGCAGATCCTTCTTGGCATGGTGATGCAACCCGTCCTCAACCCAATATGCTGGTTGAGCTGAATGGTATTGAGTATCCGATCCTTTCTGCTGTTGCTAATGGTGCTGGATGGGATGTGACAATTAGCCGTCCTAACCCAACCAATCGCAGTCAGAACCTGGGTCTTAATGGTGCTGTAACGACTCCTGCTACTGCTGAGTTCTTCCTTCGTTCCATGATCGCTTCTAGCGGTCACACGATGGAGTATGTGGGTTCTGGTACCAACTATAACGCCCTTCCTGAAAACGGTGGTGTTCCTGTTGAAGCTAACCAACGTGTTGAGCTGAACAACGGTGCTATCTGGACTGCTATCACAGATCACAACGGTAAGTTCACTGTTGGCGACTTCTTTGAAGTAGATCAACAGCTTGGCTTTGTTACTATTCCGTCTGGTTCTATTGCCTTTGATCTTGCCTCCGATGGATCTCCACAGCTTGGTGCTAACCTTGATGTGCTTAACCGGACTATCACTAGCAGTACTGGTAACGTCAGGATCGACGACACGCTGGAAGTCAATGCAGGCGCTGCTGGCACTCCTGCCATCACGTTCAATGGCGACCCCAACACCGGCATCTATTCGCCTGGCGCAGACCAACTAGCCATCTCGACTAATGGCACTGGGAGGTTGTTTGTTGATGCGAGCGGAAATGTTACCGCTACTGGCTCTATTGCTGCACAGGGCGGTAATGCCCCTAGCGGCGGTTTTCAGCTTGCTGATACGAGTGGAAATAAGCAGCCGCGCATCACCAACGACGCTGCAAACGCAACAGTTATTAGGGCAGGTTCTGCAACTGGTGGCGTAAAATTCAATAACTTTACCAATAGTTCCGAGCTTGCAATTATTGACAACTCGGGCCGATTAGGTCTGGGGACTAGTAGCCCTAGTGAAAAACTACATTTAGGCGGATCGTCAAATCAAGGCATACGGATAGATGGAAGTGGGGTCTCTACCTATATCGCTACAGCGTCTAATGAGATCTCTCAGTTTTCTTGCAACCGGTCACCATTTACAGGCACAAGAGTTGATACCAGCAGAGGCAGCTCGTACATTAGCTGCGCTGGAACCACCAGTGGCAGTTATATTGAATTTAATACAAGCTCAGGCGTTGGAGATGCAAATGCTCGGGTTACTATCGATAATGTAGGCCGCGTAGGGATTGGCACTACGACGGTTGACGAGAAGTTACACGTTGAAGGATCTAGCGGACAAAACACAACAATTAAAGTTGAATCTACCGCGACATCAGCGGAAAGAAGTGCCGTTGAGTTTTTTAATGGTTCTATTTCTCGTGGTCGTGTCAGCGGCTCAAATGATTTTGACGGTCTTACGCTTGATTCCAGCACAACAGAATCATCAGCCGTCATTCGGTTCAGAACTGGCGGCGGTTCTCTAACAGAAAAAGCCCGCATCGACAGCTCCGGCAGGTTGTTAGTTGGCACGTCTTCTGCTTCTGGCACCGCTCTACTGCAGGTGGCTGGAGCAATCAGCACAGTAGAGCGCACCATCACCACAGGTGCCTTTGACATGGGTACTGGCAACTACTGGACTTGCGGTGCCATCGCTATCCCTAACCCCACCAATGCTGTTGCTGGTATGTCTGGTTTAATCCGAGTTTCTGCTGCTCCTACTTCGTTTGGTAGTAACTTCGACTTCCCAGGTGGTGCTTATACGGCTCCTACGTCTTTCCCGGCAATTGTTCCGTATTATGTCGTGAGCAGTTCTCAGATTCTGCTGGGTAGTTTCACTGAAGGTATTGCCTGATGATGACCTCTAATTACTGGTTTGGTCAAGCTGGCGGATACGAGATCAACCAGAGCCTGCGGTTTAACTCGGCGGATAGCGCCACGCTGACAAGGACTCCGGCTAGCGCGAGCAATCAGAAGACTTACACTTTTTCCTTTTGGCATAAAGGGACCGCAAGATATGACGACAAAAAACTATTTGTTGTTGGAGCGACAAGCGTCACTTCTGGCTTTGTTGAGCTAAGTGCAACAGGAAGTGGTTCAGGTGGCAAAGCCGGAATTCGACATAGCGGAAATAGTTTGATTACAAGTGCGATTTACCGCGATCCAAGTGCTTGGGCGCATTATGTATTTGCGTTTGATTCCACGCAAGCAACTGACACAAATCGACTGAAGTTATATGTGAATGGTGAACAGGTCACAATAACCGGCACTTGGTTCGCACAAGATGCGGTTTCTAGGGTTAATTCAACAGATATACATACTATCGGTGTCGGCAGAAGCTTTTCTGGCACCAATGACGGTTTCTTGGATGCCTATTTAGCTGAGTTCAACTTCATCGACGGCACCGCACTGACTCCATCCTCCTTCGGTGAAACCGACACCATCACTGGAGCGTGGATCCCTAAGAAGTACAGCGGCAGCTACGGCACCAACGGGTTCTATCTGAAGTTCGACCCATCAGCCACAAACGGCATTGGTCACGACCACAGCGGCAACGGCAACAACTTCACCGCTACAGGGTTCAGCACCTCCGGCACTGGAACGGACGTGATGAGCGACACGCCAACGAATAACTACGCGACGCTTAATCCCGCCATTCGACCTTATCCAAGTAGTACAGATGTCATAACAGACGGCAACCTTGTTTTTAGCTCTTCAAATGCTTCTGTTTCTGGCTCAGCTTGGGCAACAACACTGCTGACAACAGGTAAATGGTATTACGAGGCAACACTTACT